GTTTACTCAACCCGCTAATACCATTATTACCAATATCAAGATTTTTTGCGCTACGGCTCCTATAATTGGATCGGGCGATATTGGTTACGAGGTTGGAACATCGAGTTCTGGCGCACAGATTGTAGCGGCTGTAACGGATCAGATTCTTGATGGCGGCACGACTGTTGTAGTTGGTAACGTGACGTTGCCCTCTCTGGTTACACAGACAGAAAGCACCACTACGGCTCCCGCCTCCGTGCAGTATACTTCCGCAGAAAGAACGATCTACTGCAACATTACCAACACGGTAGATGCTACCACGGCTGGTTCGTTCACCTTTATTATTGAATATGTGCAAATTGCATAGAGAGATTGGGGGGGCGACCCCCCTCTCTTTTTAAGAGGAGGCTATAAGTGGCTGATGCAGTAGCAGTTACAACAATTCAGGATGGTGAGAAGGACTTGGTCGTTCAGCTTACCTCCTTGTCTGATGGCACGGGTGAAGCGGATGTGGTCAAAATTGACGCTTCTGCCCTTGGAACGGATAGCAACGGAAACGCCTGTGACGGTGTGGCGATTCAGGTAATCTGGGGGCAGGTAAATGGGTTTAATAGCGGTGTTATTTTAAAGAATGCTGCCGACACCGATACGGTGGCGATTCCCCTAGACCAAGGCCGCACGTTCCATGATTTCAGTTCTGTGGGTGGTTTGCGTCAATATGGCACAAACACAACGGGGGATATAACCCTTTCCACCATTGGCGGCGGCTCGTCGGCGACATCGGGTGATTCTTATATGATTCTTATCCACGCAACAAAACACTACGCATAAATACAATGCCTACCGATGCTACCTTCGTATGGAACCTGATTCTGAGTGTTGTGGTCGGGTCGTTTCTGTGGTGGATGAGGAGTATTTCCGTACAAATCGGTGTGCTGAGAAGCTATATTTCGGACACGCGGGAAGAAATGGCGAAATCATATGTGACGAAGGACGATCTTCATCAAGATATGAAGGAATTGATGAAGCGGTTTGACCGTCTGGAGGAGAAGTTCGAACGTCTTCTTACCTCTCGACTGGATTAGCTATGGTTAAGGGCAATGTCCAAAAAGTTAGTAAAGCCAAATACACAGACAAAGGATAGGTCATAATGCCTAAAGTCGATGGTGAGGAATTTCCGTATACTCCAGCGGGTAAAAGGGCTGCTGCTATAGCAATGGCAAAGAAAAAGAAATCCAAAAAGAAACCCAAAAAAAAATCCAAAAAGAAAACTATTAAACGAAGGTATGCCTAATGGCGACAAGTGGAACTTCTGCTTTTAATCTCGATATACTAGAGGTTTGTGAGGAGGCATATGAACGCGCTGGCTTAGAGATGAAGAGTGGATATGACTTGAAGACCGCTCGCCGCAGTCTTGATTTGATGTCCCTTGAGTGGATTAATCGTGGTCTGAATTTATGGACAATAGATGAAGGCACACAAACGCTTACCGCTGGGACTGCCACTTACAGTTTTCCATCTGGCACGATAGACTTTATTGACCAAATGATCCGCACGGGTGTAGGGGATAGTGACACGCAGACGGACACTTCCGTTACCCGCATTTCTCCATCTACATATGCATCGCTGCCAAATAAACTACAACAGGCAAAGCCTCTTCAGATTTATATCCAGAGGACAACCTCTCCGCAATATACTTTATGGCCCGTTCCTGACGATACAGAGACTTACACACTTGTTTATTGGCGTGTGAAGCGTATTGAGGATGTTGGTACCAAAGGGTCAAATAATTATGACGCGCCAGAGCGCTGGCTTCCCGCCCTTACCGCTGGGCTGGCATATTACATTTCGATGAAAAGGCCAGAATCCGACGCGAGAACACAAGGTTTGAAGCAGGTTTATGAGGAGCAATTTAATTATTGTGCCGAGGAAGATAGGGTGAAGGCTGGGTTTCGGGTGATCCCCGGCGGTTATGCGTGGATGTAATGGGTAATTACGCAAATGGAAAATATGCTCTTGGGATTTGTGACCGTAGTGGTCAGACCCATAAATTGCATGAGCTTTACCCTCAAATAAGGGATGGCAAGGACACGGGATTAAGAGTTCATCGGTCAATGCTTGATGAAGATCAGCCCCAATTATTTCTTGGCTCGATGCCTATCAGTGACCCACAGGCTCTACAGTTTACGAGGTCGGAGACAAGGCTCGATGAACAGCGTGCCACGGTGTGGAACTGGGCACCTGTTGGGGATAGAAATTCTCTGCAAAGTTTGTATGGATTTTCAACGCAGGAAAGCTGTCAGGCCACGGGAACCGTTGGAACGGTAACGGTTGCAATAACATGACTCATTTCTCTTCCTTACAATTGATGCAGGCTGCGGCTAAGGCACCTGGGATTAATTATTCGGTTATGGTGGAGAGGGGCCGTGATGGGTTTGAAGTAGGGGTTACGTTTTCTGGGCTGGTAGACGATTCTCACGCGGAGCTTTTCGCGCAGTATATTTTATCCCTCTTAGAGCTAAATGGTATGGAGAGCAGCAGGGAGTTGATGAATTGAATTATTCGACGCTTGTTCAGGCGATCAAAGATTATACGCAAAACACTGAAACGACTTTTGTGGGTCAGATTGACCAGTTCATCGCCCAAACAGAACGCAGGATTCTTCTTGATATTGATCTGCCCTATTTTAACAAAAACGTCACTGGAATAATGACGAGTGGTAACAGTTATCTTGCTAAACCAAGCGATTTTCTTTCTGCAAAATCATTGGCGACAATCAGTACGGGAAATGAATATACCTATCTCTTACCTAAAGATGTTTCTTTTATGCGTGAGGCATATCCCGATACGGATGTGACTGGACAACCAGAATATTACGGGCACTTTGATAATTCATTTTTCGTTCTGACGCCCATCCCAGATGCAAACTATACGTCCGAACTGCATTATAAATATAGTCCGAATGGACTTTCTTCGAGTAACACCACGACATGGCTTGGGGATAATGCTGATCCTGCTATTCTTTATGGATGTCTCGTAGAGGCATACACGTTTATGAAGGGTGAGCAGGATTTAATGCAATTATATTTGGGTAGATACGGCGCGGCGATTGAAGATGTGAAACGAATTGGCGGATATCTGGACAGAAGAGATTCTTACAGAAATGGAGAACCTGCTGTAACGGCGGGATCAAATCAGGCTGCATGATCGGTATTGAAACAGGGGTAATTCCCCCAGTTGTTGTGGCAACCAGTCAGGATGGCGGATTATCGGCGGATCAGTTGACTGAATTATGTTGTAATAAGTTGATTGATGTCAGTGAAAATGCACCACCCGTTATCCGTGAACAAGCTGAGGCATTTCGTTTGCGGATGCAGCACGTTGTTCATTTCTACATATCCCAGGCTATGCAGTCTGAGCGGGATACTTGTGTTCAGACTGCACTCGCAGGCGGCTACAAAGATTTAAGCAATCTCTTGAGGAGAAGATAAATGGCGTTTACTGGTAACTTTATGTGTACTTCCTTCAAGGGAGAATTGTTGGAGGCTGTACATAACTTTAAAAACTCAGGCGGCAGCACGTTTAAGTTGGCTCTATACACCAACAGTGCTTCCTTTACCGCCGCAACCACGGCGTATACTGCCGCTAATGAAATTAGTGGGACGGGGTATAGTGCTGCGGGAAATACGTTGACAAGAGTTGACCCGTCAACGAGTGGGACAACGGCTTTAACGGATTTTGATGATTCGGCATGGGCTTCATCAACAATTACGGCGCGTGGGGCGCTTCTATATAATGATAGCGCAGGTGGTGATCCCACTTGTCTTGTGCTTGATTTTGGTGCAGATAAATCCAGTAGCTCTGGTACTTTTACCGTACAATTCCCTGCGGCAGACGCCTCTAATGCTATTATACGCATCGCCTGACGCATTTCCTGAGTAAAAAATAATGGCTGACGGCTGGGGTCGAAATACCTGGGGTTCTGGTGCGTGGGGGGAACCTACCGATGTTACGGTTTCTGTAACAGGGGTAGCCGGTACAGGGTCTGTTGGTTCTGTAAGTGTATCTATCGATAAAACAGTTTCCGTAACAGGAGTAGCTGGCACAGGGTCTGTTGGTTCCGTTACGGCAACGGGAACAGCGGTTGTTTCTGTTACAGGTGTAGCTGGAACAGGAACAGTTGGTTCTGTCAGTGTAACAGGAACGGCAGTTGTTTCTGCCACGGGTGTTGCTGGGACAGGAGCGGTTGGATCAGTAACCGTATCAATTAGTAAAACAGTGGAAGTAACGGGGGTTTCAGCCACTGGGAGTGTAGGGCAAGCACTTGTTTGGGGGCTTGTTGTTCCAGGGCAGTCAACAACTTGGACGGGCGTGAGTCCCTCACAATCAACGACTTGGATAAAAATAGCGGCGTAATAGGAAAAAATTATGGCTAGTAGCTTTACAACATCCCTTGGCATTGAGGAAATGGTGACAGGCGAAAAGTCTGGAACATGGGGTACGATTAGTAATTTCAACTGGGATATTATGGATCGTATTGTCGCTTATACTGCGGTGGCGCTGGCCGATACATCTACAGCCACTCTAACCGTTAGAGAAGCCTCTCCCGGTACGGGGACGGAAAATCTTCAGAATGGCATGTATCGTGTGATTAAGTTTACAGGTACTTTAAGTCAAGCCTGCACGATCACAATAGCGCCAAATACCACCAAGGTATTTCTTATTGTTATTAATGCTACCACCGATGCTGGATCAAGCGGTCCATATTCGCTTGCCTTTACCCAAGGCAGTGGAGCCAATGTTACGGTACAAAACAGCAACAGTGCGGTTATCTACGGAGATGGTGCGGGTGGTGGTGCCGCTATAGCGGATGCCTTTAATAATTTACAGATTGGCAATGATCTTAGTCTGGTATCGGATTCAGCCGTTGTTAATATGGGTGCGGATAATGATATTACGATTACCCATGTTGCGGATGTAGGATTAAAATTAAAACAAGCTGGTGCTACGAGCGACGACAAGCCCTTTATTCTAACTCTGCAAACAGGCGAACTGGATATCGCGGCGGCTGATGTTCTAGGTCAGATAGATTTTCAAGCCCCTGATGAGGCTACGACGGGAGATTCCCAACTTGTCGCTGCCGGTATTGCTGCTGTTTCAGAAGGGGATTTTAGTTCTACAAGTAATGCCACCAAACTGAGCTTTAAAACTGCGTCAAGTGCCGCTGCGGCTGAGACGGCATCATTAAGTTCTACGGGAGTATTTACCGCAACCAGCTTTACAGGCTCTGGCGCGGGGTTGACCGCTGGAACTACACCGTTAACAACTCTTGATATAGACGGTGCTACCTTATTGGGTGAAGCAATTGTAGATGCTGATCTGCTTATTATAGATAATGGAGCAGGGGGGACCAATAGAAGTGTTTTAGCCTCAAGAATCAAAACCTACGTTGGGGCGCTTGCAGCAGCTACCCAAGCTGAAATGGAAGCTGGATCAAGCACCACTGTAGCTGTAACTCCTGGCAGAGCAATTAATGCGTTATCATCCGCGAAAGTGGCTGGCGGATTTGAAGCGAACGGCGCTTTGGTTAGCAACGATCTAGGCATATCTTCGATCACTGATAGTGGAACAGGCGATTTCACCGTGAACTTTTCAACTGCGTTTTCGAGTTCGTCATTCTCGGCAGTTGCAAGCTGTCATGACTCGTCTGCAAGGGTTGCAGTGATTGATGCGCGAACAACCGGGTCCGTTGATGTGAATGTATTTGATAGTGCGGGCATCGCAGCAGATCCATCCTTAACTTATATCCATTGTTTTGGAGATCAGTAATGAAGATAATCTTTACAAATCCAGAGGGGGAAATGTCATTTTTAATCCCGAGCGCGACATACCTCGCAACTTTTGAAAGTCAGGACGCAGGACTTCAAACTCTTATCCAAAAAGATGTTCCAGAGGATTGTAGGTCGAGCGCCAAAATTGTTGAAGATGATACATTACCCGTAAATCGAAAATTCCGAGATGCTTGGGAACAAGACGACGAGGCTATCGCTGTGGACATGGGTAAAGCTCGATCTATTCACATGAGCCGCATTCGAGAAGTTAGAAATTCTGAATTGGCGAAAGAAGATATTAATTTTCAAAAAGCAATCGAAACCGATGATCCTTCTGCTAAGACAGCAGTTGTAACAAAAAAGCAAATTTTAAGGGATATTCCACAGACTTTTGATCTCAGTGGCGCGAATACTGGAGATGAACTCGACGCAATGTGGCCGAGCGAATTACCAGCAAGAACTGATGATTGATTAGTGGGTAAAAATGCCTTTAGCTAAGATAACTTTTCGGCCTGGGGTAAATAAGGAAACTACCTCTTACGGCAATGAAAATGGGTGGTTTGATTCCAACCTTATCCGTTTTAGGAAAGGTCGCCCTGAGAAGATGGGAGGATGGACGAAATTAAGTGGCGGCACTATAGAAGGTACTGGTCGATCTCTGCATACTTGGGCTGCTTTAGACGGCAGTAAATATATGGGGCTGGGAACGCAAAAGAAATTCTATATAGAAGAGGGTACAGCTTATAACGATA